TATTTATTATTAAAATACATTATGGATTTAATAAAGCAATGGGAATTAATTCAAAAAAAAGTGTCAATTACAACTCATCAACCTGGATCTATTTATAATGTTTTTCAAATTAATGATAAAGATGGAAAAGATCATCTAGGTAATCCAATTACATATATTAAACCTGAACCTGAACAAAAGAAAAAATCAGTACATTAATTATTTAATTTAAATATTATATTTATATTATCTATTAAATATAATTATAATGAATGGTTTATTTATTTTTCATAGAGATTTTCGCATTGTAGATAATATTTCTCTCCTTGAACTTAATAAACATTGTAATAATATCTATACATGCTTTATTATTACAACTGACCAAGTTACAAATAAAAATAAATATAAAAGTGATAATGCTATACAATTTATGATTGAATCTTTAGAAAACTTAAAAAATGAAATTGAATCTAAGGGAGGCAAATTAATTACTCTTTATGGTAATAGTAAAAGTGAGGTTAAAAAACTAATTGACAAATTTGATATTAATTATTTAGCTACAAATAAAGATTATTCGCCTTTTGCCAAAGAACGTGAAAAAGATTACATAAAAATATCTAGTGAAAAAAATGTTGAATATATTTCTCTCAATGATTATTATTTATATGATCCTGGAAGTGTAATAGTTCAATCTACTGGAAAAGCTTATACCAAATATACCCCTTTTTATAATAAAGTAGTTAAAATTGGATATAATAAACCATTACGATATAATAAAATAAATTTTACAAAATCAAATTATAGTGGAGATTATTCTCTCAACAAAGCTAAAACTGAACTTATAGAAACAAATGAAGAATTATTAGTTGAAGGTGGTAGATATTATGCTTTAAAAATGTTATCTAATATAGATAAATATAAAAACTATTCAAAGGATAGAGATAGTTTAACATATAAAACAACCGAACTATCAGCGTATATTAAATTTGGATGTGTTTCAGTGAGAGAAGTAGCTGAAAAATTTAAAAAAAATAATGCTCTATTTAGACAATTAATATGGAGAGAATTTTATGCTCAAATTCTTAATGACTATCCATATGTATTAAAAGGTCCTTTAAAAGAACAATATAAATCTATTTCTTGGTCTAAATCTGTTAAAAATTTTGATGCTTGGAAAAAGGGTAAAACTGGTTTTCCTATAGTTGATGCTGCTATGACACAAATGAATACTACTGGCTATATGCATAATCGTGGCAGATTAATAGTAGCTAGCTTTTTAATTAAAACATTATTAATTGATTGGCGCGAAGGAGAGAAATATTTTGCTACTAAATTAACAGATTATGACCCGGCATCTAATAATGGCAATTGGCAATGGGTTGCTTCTACGGGAGCAGATAGTCAACCATATTTTAGAATTTTCAATCCATGGTCTCAATCAGAGGAACATGATCCTGATTGTGAATATATTAAAAAATGGATTCCAGAATTAGAAAATGTTCCAAATGATAAGATACATAAATGGTTTGAATATTATGAAGAATTTTTAAAAGATAAGAAAATTAAATATTATAAACCTATTGTTGATTATAAAATGCAGAGAGAAAAAGCAATTGAAATGTATAAAAAAGGATTGCAATAAATATATTATAGTTAATTAATTTTCTAGAATTTCTAAATTAATTTCTACATTTGGATTTGAAGAAATATAATTTTGATGAAATACAGAACGAAAATGTCGTGCTTTATCTTCTTTTCTAAATATAACACCACAATTACATTTTACCTTTAATTTTTTCTTTTCACTAATACTTTCCTTATTTTCTTCTCTATATTTTTTAACCTTTTCTAAATGTTCTTCCTTATTTTTATGATAATGTTCTCTCTTTTGTTCATTAATTTTATCACGATTTTCATTTCTATATTCTTGTTGTTTTTCTCGTATTTCTTCTTTATTATTCTCATAATATTCTATTTTTTTTTCTTTAATTTTATCATTATTTTCTACCCGATATTCTTTGCGTTGTAATTTGTAATATTCTTCATTTTTTTCACGCCATAATTTAGTTGTTATATTTTTATTTTCTATTTTTTGTTCTTCTGAAATATATGCTCTTTGTGAATTTAATTGTGCATTTAATTTTACTCTCCATTCTTCTTCTTTTTGTTCTGCTTGTCTTCTTGATTTTATTGTTTCATCACATTCTTCAATATAAATCATTTTCCAATTATCCCAACCACCATATTCATTAATAGTTTTGTAAAGTTTTCTATTACATTTAACATTATCATTACTACTCGTCTTATGATTATGTTTTCTTCTTGTAAAATTTTTTGTTGAACCAACATATATAAAATCACAATCATCACAATAAATTTTATATATTACATATTTACTCATTATTCCTTTTTATTCCTTTTTATTCCTTTTTATTACAAAATATTTAAATCAATTTTATAAATATATATTATTCTATAAAAATAGTATATATTTCTGTTTATAAATAATATCTAAGCAGGGAATCCGACCAAGTTCGCGCCTATGCCAAAACCAGCACCAGAGCGGGCTGTTACCGCCATGCTTGGAAGGTATGTGTCAAGGATAGAGAAAGTGGCCGCCGCAGTTAAAGCAATAAGGGCAACTTCATCTAATCTAAGACGTTTTTGGGGGATTACGAAAGCCGCAATAGCGACCATTAAACCTTCAACAAAGTATTTAATCGCTCTTCTTACTAATTCGCCAAAATCAAACATTTCACCGAAATTCATTATATTAAATAAGAAGAAAAAAATTAAATATATAATTTTTAAAAAACTTAAAATAAAAATGAAATAATTCTCTATATATGGCTAAAGAAAATGAAAGAAATCCTCATGTTGAATATAAAAATAATTTAGATGGATCTGTAAATCCTAAATATATTGATTTACTTGATGAAGATAAGTCAATCGCTGGACAAAAATTCGCCTGTATTTCTTTTATATCTCCTGATAAAATCATTAGACAAAAAGATATGTTCTTTTTTGAAGAGTTTTTAAAACAATTTGATTTAAATAAATCCCTTGAAAAATTTACACAATTTCTTAACTTTATTTCATTCAAGTATCATGTTGATTTTGATAAAATGACTAAAGACCTTGAAGAATTTGTAAAAGAAGAAAAAGCTAATCTACATAAAACAACCTTAGATGATGAATATAAAAACTTTATTGATGCGCATGAAGAAAAACTTGAAGAAAAATATAAAGAAAACTATGGTTTCCAAACATCTACAAGAGGACTTAAAATTAGAGGAGTATATCCTAATCAACAAGAGGCCGAACTTAGATGTAAAATTCTTAGAGAATTAGACCCACACCATGATGTATATGTTGGTCCAGTTGGTATGTGGGTTCCTTGGGAACCTGAAGCTTATAAAACAGGCCGTGTCGAATATTTAGAAGATGAACTTAACCAACTAATGAATGAAAAACAAAAAAATGAAAAGACTGCTAAAATGGAATTTGATAAGAGAGTAAGAGAAGCAAAAGAAAAAGCTATGGAAGAAAATAGAAAGAAAGCTGAAGAAAGTGGTAACGTTCTAACACAAACTATTACAAAAGATGGTGAATTAGTTAATATTAAAAATCTTAATACTACAGAAATGAATCTACTAGAAAATGGTGAAGAAGTATCTGATGAAACTATTAGAAAACAATTATTCGAAGGTGATGATATTGTAACTGATAAAAATAACGACCATGGTCTTAGTCAACTAAATCTTGGCGATGATACTAACTTTGAATTTAAAAAAGAAGATGATATGGAAGAAGTTGATTAATTTAAATAAGAACAATTTATATCTGGTAATATAGCTTGATATTTTGGCGTAGGATTTGCTAATTGTTTGCTTTGTGCTAATATATATGACTGATTTACTATTCCTTCTTCTAAAGTAAATAATGTATCTTTTTCTTCATTGATATTTTCTTGATTTTTATCATTATCCTTATCTTTATCTGGTAAAATAGTTACATTATTTTTTTCATTTATTATTATAGATTTATTATTTTTATTCTCTCTATTTTTTCTCTCTTCTTCTAGTTCTATTTCCTTTTTCCTTTTTTCTTCTTTGTAATTATTATTAGTATTTATCTTATCAAGAATTTCAAAAATTATAAATAAAAATATTATTACGTTAACACTATTAAAAAATAAAAAAATAATTATAGAAATAAATATAACAGAAATCCAAAAATATATTTTTTTTACATTATTATCTAAATCTAAATTATTAGGTATAGGTGTATTTTTAAATATATAAAATATTAGTATAACAGACAAAATATATGAACATATATTATCTAATCTAAATTCATATAATATATTAAAATTCATAATAATATATTATATAAAATTGAACTTTATTAAACACAAAAATAATTAATTATATTAATTAATGGATTATCAATCTTACATTGGTAAAAAAGGATATAGTATATTAAAATCTAAACTAACCATTGATCAACAAAAAATGATACGCGACGATTTGAATGTTAAACCATATGTTCCTGGTTCTCCTATTAATGTTACAGAATCATATCCTGTTTATTTAGAATCTCCTAAAAAACTATATTTACCTAGATTTTACGGTATTGAAAAATTTGGTATGCCTAATGATAATAAATTACCAAATGGAGAGGAAATCAATGTAAATTTTAAAGGAATGCCAAGAGATTATCAACTAAAAATTGTTGATGCGTTTTTCAAGCATATTAATGAAAAATTATTACCTGGTGGTTTACTTGATATCCCATGTGGATTCGGTAAATGTTTAAGTAAAAACACACCTATTATCATGTATGATGGTTCAATTAAAATGGTTCAAGATATAAAAGTTGGCGACCAATTAATGGGAGATGATTCAACACCTAGAAACGTATTAAGTTTAGCAAGAGGGCGTGAAATGATGTATGATATTATTCCTAATAAAGGAGACAAATATACTGTAAATGAATCACATATTTTATCTCTTAAATGTTCAACAAATCATTCCAAAAAATATAGAAAAGGAGAAATATATGATATTTCTGTTAAAGATTATTTAAATTTACCTAAGTGTTTTCACGGACCAGCTGGACCCTTACTAGGATATCGCGTTCCTATTATCTTTCCAAAAAAAGATATTATTATAGACCCATATATATTAGGATATTGGTTAGGTGATGGAAATTCGGGTAATGCTGGTATTACAAGCGAGGAACCAGAAGTAGTTTGTTACTTTAAAGAATATTGTGAAAAAATAAATTGCGATATTACTCAAAATAAAGATAGTATAACTACCAGACATTCACTTCATTATTCAATAACTGGAAAACAAATAAATAATAAGAGAATGCCTAATGTATTATTAAATAATTTAAGAAAATATAATTTAATAAATAATAAACACATTCCACATGATTTTAAATGTAATAGTAGACAAACGAGACTAGAATTATTAGCTGGTTTAATTGATTCTGATGGGTCATTAATGGGCAATGGTTATGATATAATTCAAAAAAATGAAAAATTATTAGATGATATTATTTATTTAGCTAGATCATTAGGATTTGCTGCTTATAAAAATGTATGTAAAAAAAGTTGTATTTACAAAGGAGAGAAAAGAGAAGGAACATATTATAGAACATTTATTCATGGAAAAGGATTAGAAGAAATACCTGTTAAATGTGAAAGAAAAAAATGTCTGCCACGAAAACAAATTAAAGATGCTCTTGTTACAAGAATTAAGGTTGTTAAAAAGGAAGAAGATAATTATTATGGTTTTGAATTAGATGGAAATCGTAGATATGTTCTAGGTGATTTTACAGTTACACATAATACAATTATGGCATTATATATAATAGCTAAGTTAAAATTAAAAACATTAGTTATTGTTCACAAAGAATTTTTATTAAATCAATGGATTGAAAAAATAAATGAGTTTCTACCAGATGCTAAAATAGGCAAAATTCAAGGACAAATTATTGATATTGAAGATAAGGATATTGTTATTGGAATGTTACAATCATTATCAATGAAAGAATATCCTGAAGATACATTTGATTCATTTGGTTTTACTATATTAGATGAAACACATCATTTAGCAGCTGAAGTTTTTGTAAGATCATTACAGAAAATAGTAACAAAATATATTCTTGGATTAAGTGCCACTATGGAACGCAAAGATGGACTAACAAAAGTTTTTAAAATGTTTATTGGTGATATTATTTATAAAATGAAACGAGATAAAGATGAAGGAGTTCTTATTAAAGCAGTTAAATTTGTAACACAAGATGAAGAATTTAATACAATTGAATATGATTTTAGAGGAAATGTAAAATATTCTACAATGATATCTAAATTATGTAGTTTTAATAACAGAACAGAAATGATAATAAGTGTTATAGAAAATGAATTAAAATTAAATAATAAACAGCAAATTATTGTTCTTGGGCAATTCAAAAATATTTTAACATATTTATATAAAGCAATTGAACACAGGAATATTGGAACAGTTGGATATTATATTGGAGGAATGAAAGAAGAACAATTGAAAAAAAGCGAACTAAAACAAATTATAATTGCCACATATTCTATGGCAGCTGAAGGTCTAGATATTAAAACATTAACAACACTAATTTTAGCTACACCAAAAACAGATATTGAACAAGCTGTTGGTAGAATATTGAGAGAAAAACATGAACAACCTCTTGTTATTGATATTGTTGATAACCATGAAGTATTCAAAAAACAATGGGATAAAAGAAAAGCATATTATCTTAAAAATAATTATAAAATTTTATATACAAAAGATTTTATAAAAAATAATTATAGCGATGATGGTATTTGGTGTGAAATCAAAAAAGAAAAGAAGAGCTCTGTAAAAGAAAAAAAATGTTTAGTAAACTTTACAAATTTGAATATTAATTAAATATTAATTATTAAAAAGGTCTTATATTTCTTACTGGAGGCCAAGGGTTAATTTCATTTGGTGGATAAGAAAGTTGATATTCATTTTTCCATAAAGGGTTCCCACTTAATCCACCGAATACTCCACCTTTTTGATTTTTTCTAGATCTTTTTTGTCTTCTAGATTTTTTAGATTTTCTTTGTTTTCTAGATTTTTTATATTTTTTAGATTTATTTTTATTTCTTTTTCCAGCAACTTGTTGATTCGCAAATCTAAAAAATTTAGCATTTGCAGTTCGTCCAGATGCTTGCTTTAATGTAACTGTTTTTTTGGGTCCTATTCCACCTTGTTTTCTTTTCATATTATGATTATTTAACCATAACGCATTATCTAATTGACTATTACATTTTGCTATTGGAGGATCTATAATAAATCCACCATATTGATCGGTACCTTGTATTTTATCGCTAAAATTAATTGTGCTATCACCACCTTTTTTACCTTTTCTATGTTTTCTATGTTTTATTGATTTACACCCCATACCTCCTATTAATACTTTTCTACTACAATCTCCATGAGATAAATTTCCTTTTACTGGAGGATATCCGGAACCAGCATATATAGAATAATCCATCCCATTTTCTATTTTAGTTGTAAAATATTTACTTCCACTTGGTATTGGTAATGTCATTCTATTGTTACCACCACCTCTTAATTTTGGTTTTTCATAATTGTTTAAATTACCGGGTAATAGTGTTCGGCCAGCTCCCATACCACTTATTCTTTGTGTATTATCCGCGCCTCTTGGAACAATAGGAGCATACATTGAACTATAAGGAACTTGCTGTTCATATGTTCCTGGATTTAATGCCATTCCATAAGCACTAGAACCATGAACCAATCTTGTTTGTGTTCCACCTCCTTGATTCATTTGTCCACAAACTATTTTTGGTGTTACTCCCGGGGCAGAAGATGACGCGGCTTGTTGAGAATTAATAGGACCAGTAAATCCTCTTACTATACCCTGGTTTGAGCCAAAATTTTTTGGATTATGAGCAGCTAGAGGATTAGCATATTGTAATTTAATATCAGGTCCATATGTAGCGTGATTTAAACCTAATGACATTTATATATAATAATAATATTATTAATTTTGTTCTAATTTTTGTATTTCTTTATGTGAAAATAATTTTTCTTTATTACATTTTTCAATCGGTTCCCATTTTTTAAATTTCATATTATATTTACATTTCATATATATTTCCTTTTTAACATCAACATATTTATCTATATTAATATTCTCAAAATCATCTTCTTCATCACTTTCTTCTAGTAAATCTAGATTATAATTTTCTTTAATATTTCTAAATAACGTATTCATTAATATACTTTTTTTATAATCCATAATTAGCGCATGTCCATATAAATAATTATTATTACAATATAATTCATATAAATCATCTTTAATTGATGCTTTTACTTTAAAAATACACTCTTTAATTTGTATATCTTTATTGTTTAATATAATACCCAAATTTTCTATTTCATTTAAATTTATAAATGTAATATGAGACACTTCATAATGCATAAAAGGAATATTCTTATATATTTCTT